CGTGCTGCACGCCACCTTAGACCTGGCCGCTGATAAAGATTACACCTTTCAGGATTACCTTGACGCCATAACGCCCAGCAGCGACCAGCTGCTGATTGAGGCGGGCATAATTGGAATCGCGGGCGGGGTCAAAACGTCTGCCTATATTGGTTTTAATATTCTGCTGGAAAAGACCGGCGACCCGGTCAAGGCGCGGGAAGCCATTGACAACATGAGCGCCACAGAACAGGAGGCCTTTGTCAATTCCCAGCTGGGCGTGAAGCCCGGCGCACCGCTGCCCGGCCAAGGCGCTGAGGCCATATCGCAGGCGCAGGCTGAGGCCGCCCAGAGCAAAGACCCGCCGCAGGTCAGTGATGAGGAAAGCGGCTTTAACCGTTTTTACCGTGAATTTGTGAACCGGCTGCAGCCCATTGAAGACCTGACCAAAGAGGCGCAGGCACGCGGCGCTGAGATTGCGCCGGGGGAAAACCCGTTTACCCTGTCACGCACGTATGCGGGCGTTATCGGCATCATTGAGCACAATCTGCGCTATGGCACCACGCGCCTCAACCCGGAAACGGGCGCAATGGAAGTGACCGGCAAGAGCCTTAAGGCCATACAGGATGACTTTGACAATTCGGTCGCCCACGTTGAGGGCAGCCGTGACCAGCGTGCGCAGGACTTCAATGATTACCTGATTGCCAAGCGCGTGCTGGCAGACCTTTCTGACCGTGAGGACGTCAAGGTTTCTGAGAATGACAAGGCCAAGGCGGCCCTGACCATGCAGACGCTGGCCGCAAAATACGGGCAGGACTTCAGCTGGTTTGAAGAGTTTGCCAATGAAACCTATGAATATCAGCAGCGCGTACTGCAAAATCTGGTCGACGCCGGGAATATGTCACAGGAAACTTTTGACGAAATCCTGAAGAAAAACCCGCATTATATACCGTTTCAGCGCGTGCTTGATGACGCCGAAAAAACCTTCGGGGTCAGCAGCAAGGGCATATTCACCAATGCCAGCAAAAACCGCGTGATTAAGAAAATCAGAGGCTCTGACAAGGCGGTTAAAAACACCACCGAGTCCATTATTGCCAACACCGCCCGCATTATTGAGCTGGCGCACCGCAACCGCGTGGCGCTGGCGGTGGCAGACCTTGCCGACCTCATGCCGGAATACGTGCAGCGTGAAGCCACGCCCATGAAAAAGGTGACGGTTGAAGACCCCAAGGGCGGCGACCCGATTGTGACTTTCAGGCCGTCAGAGATTGCGCCGCAGGGCACTGTTACGGTTTTCCGTGACGGCAAAAAAGAATATTACAAGGTCAGCCCGGCGCTGCTTGAGGCCATGGAAAACCTCAGCCCCATGCAGATGAATGCCACCATGCGCCTGCTCACCTCACCTTTCCGCGCCTCAGCCAGGCTGCTGCGTGCCGGTGCAACGCTGGTGCCAGAGTTTTGGATTCGCAACGTGCTGCGTGACCAAGGCACCGCGCTGCTGCAAAGCCCTATCAGGCCCACGCCAGTCGACATGGTGAAGGGTCTGGCCGCCGTCATGGGCAAAACTGAGCTGTATCAGGACTGGCTGCGCAATGGCGGCTCTTTCAATTCCTACATGGAGCTTGATGATAAAGGCCTGCAGAAAGCGTACCGTGAGCTGCTGAAGCCGCAGGGCAAGTTGGCGCGGTATATGCGCAACCCGATCAACATTCTGGCTGATATTTCCGGCGCTCTTGAACAGGGAACCCGCGTGGGCGTTTACGGCAAGGCGCAGCGTCTGGGCGTGCAGGGGCTTGAGGCGGCGCTGATGAGCCGCGAGGCCACGCTGGACTTTGCCCGTGGCGGCGTTGTGGCCAAAAACATTAATCAGTACATTCCGTTTTTCAATGCGGGCGTGCAGAGCGTTGACAAACTGCTGCGCACATTCAAGGAAAACCCCAAAGCCACCATGTTCTGGGGCATGGCCACAATCACCGTGCCCAGCCTTATCCTGAGCGGCTATTACCTGTACGGTGCGCCGGAAGATGAGCGCCGGGAATACCTTGAAATCCCGCAGTGGCAAAAGGATATGTTCTGGGTGTTCAAAGACCCCAGCGGCCAGTGGCGGCGCGTGCCCAAGCCCTTCAGTTTTGGGTATCTTTTCGGCAGCATTCCTGAGCGCTTCATGACGTGGGGCTATCAGGGCAACAAGCCGGAAATGCAGAATTTTTGGCTGGATTTTGTCATGGGCGTGGGCGGCACGCTCAGCCCGGTCTATGACCCATCGGCCTTGCTTCCTCCGCTGGTTAAGACTACAATAGAAGACATAACCAATTACAATTTCTTTACAGGCCGGACTATTTACCCGGCATGGATGGACCGCCTTGAACCTGAAAGACGCGCTAATAAATACACTTCGGAAACTGCCAGAGCCATTGGCGGGCTACTTAATGTTAGCCCTGCTGTGGTTGATAATTCTTTACGCGGCCAACTGGCAGGGTCTGCCGAATATCTCACCAACGCCACCGACCTCATTCTAAATTCCGTCAAGCAATGGAATGGTGAAGAGCTGCCGGAAAAGCCGGTAACGCAGGCCGATATTTCTGTGGTCAAAGCCTTCACCGTGCGTGAGCCTGTGGGCTATGGCAGCAACTCAGTCAGCAATTTCTTTGATGCTTGGGAAACCGTCAGCCAGGTGCACGCCACTATGGGCAGCCTTGACGGTGAGGAAAAGCAGCAATACATGGCAGACAACGCGGCGGCGCTGGGCGCGTACAAGCCGCTGAAAAATTACTATGAACGGATTCGCGCTCTGGGCAAATTATCTGACAATGTTTATGCAGACACGTCCATGAAATCTGAGGAAAAAGTTAAAGCGCTTTCTGAGTACGGCCAGCAGATGGTGGATATTGCCGTTGAAGCAAATGGCTGGTTTAAAGAGAGCGTAAAATAGTGTAGCATTTTGGCAACAGGGGGCTTTTATGACCGCAACATTAAACGATGGCTTTACGCAGACCACAGCCACTGGCGGGGAAACCACCATTGACTTTGATTTTCTCATTTATGGCAAAGATGATATTGCCTTTTATGAAACCGACCTGAGCGGCGTTATCACGCTGCTGGTGCGCGGCACTGATTACAGCATTGCTGACGCTGAGCTGCTTGACCCTTCGGGCGGTGAGATTGTGCTCGATGTGGGCGTGTACCCCACGGGCGCAACGGCTGGCCACAAATTCACCTGCATATCTGACATTGCGGAAACGCGCAGCTCAGACTTTCAGCAGGGCGGCGACTTCTTTGCCCAGACCCTCAACACTAACCTTGACCGCCTCACCCGCGTCACACAGCAGCTGCGCCGTGACGTTGACAAAAAGGCAGGCCTGCCGGTGGATAGCACGTTGGCTGGGATTACCTTCACAGACGCACCGCAAGACGGTTATGGCGTTATCTGGGACGGCGTGCTGGGCAACTTCAGAAACACCGCCAGCAGCCTTGCTGTGCTGGAAGGCAACGCCGCTACAGTGGCCGGTATAGCTGCGGCTGTGGTCGTAGTGGCCGCCAACGATTCTGACATTACCACGGTGGCAAACAATCTTAACGGATCTGATACCATTGGCACCGTGGCCGGGCTTGATACTGAAATTGCAGCTCTTGGTCCTATAGCCGCCAATATTACCACGGTGGCGGGCATTTCTGCCGCCGTCAGCACGGTGGCCACCAATATTGCTGATATAAACACAGTGGCTGGAATCGCTGCCACCGTCAGCACGGTGGCCACCAATATTGCTGATATAAACACAGTGGCGGGCATTTCTGCCGCCGTCAGCACGGTGGCCACCAATATTGCTGATATAAACACAGCAGCCACCAACATTGCGGCAATAATTGCCGCCCCTGCTGCCGCCACAGAAGCCTTTAATTGGGCAAATTACCCTGAGGACTCCCTTGTTCCTGAGGGTAATATGACGACTGAATATTCTGCGTATCATTGGTCAAAAAAAGCGGCGCTGACAGCTTCAGGCGACGGCGCTGGCCTCTCTGTTCTTGGTGTTACCGGCAGCAGCACGACGGCCCGCGCAGACATTACAGCTGGCTCTGACCACCAAGTCCTGCGGCGCTCTGGCACGACCCTTGCATTCGGCGCGGTCAACCTTGCGCAATCTGCGGCGGTAACAGGCATATTGCCAACCGCCAAAGGCGGCACAGCCAACGCTTTCTTTACGGTTTCCGGCCCGGCAACCTCAGCCAAAACTTACACTTTTCCAAATGCGACCTGCACCGTATTGACCACCAACGCAGCAGTGACGGTGGCGCAAGGTGGCACTGGCTTGGCCAGCACCACCGCTTATGGCGTTATCTGCGGCGGCACCACCAGCACTGGCGCTTTCCAGTCTGTGGCCTCTGTGGGCACAGCCGGGCAGGTACTGACCAGTAACGGCGCGGGTGCTCTGCCCACGTTCCAGACGGCCAATAGCGGCAACTGGATTAAGCTAGGCGCGGTCACCGCCAGCGGCGCGGCAACAGTTTCTTTTGTTAATGGCGTTTCCGGCATAGTGCTGGATTCAACTTACAAAACGTATGTCATAATTGGTGAAGATGTTTTAGCGTCAGTCAACTCAGCTGCCTTGTGGTTCCGTGCCGGAACTGGCGAAGGCCCAACGTACCTGACAGGCAGCGAATATGATTACGGAAGGCGCAATTACCCAACTGCCGGCACCGGGAATGACACCAACGCCACAGCACAAGCACAGCTTCTTATTGCAGAAACCTACAGCAATACCAATGGCGAAACTGGCACATTCAAGTTGGTTATTGGTGACCCAGCCAGCGCAAACAGAAAGCCCGTACTTATTCACGACAGCCACTTTGTTTACAGCGCCCAGGCTTTTCGTGCAACGGTTGGCGGCGGTGGCGTTAATACTACAACAGCCCTTACAGCTTTCCGCATTATGATGAGCACAGGAAATATTTCCGGAACCTTCACCCTTTACGGAGTTACGCACTAATGAAAGACGCTATTGCATCCTCAGACGCCCATTTTAAAGAGCACGGGCCGACAGAAATACCGTACACGCCGGAACAAACGGCGGCGCGGCAGGCTGAAATTAACGCTGAGCTTGCCAAGCTCACCAAATACGAGGCAGAGGAAAAATATAAAGACCTGCGCCAAGCCGCGCTGATACCGCTTGACGGAGAAGGCATGGACGCCATGCGCAAAGCTCTGACGCAGATTTACAGCGCTCTTGATTATCTGGCCCCGCCTGTAGAGCTTGAAGAATATTTCGGCAAGGTTGAGGCGATAAAAACAAAACACCCGAAACCGCAGAAATAGAAAGAAATTCTGCATAATTTATGGCAACATTAGGAGGGACTGATGAGGGGGGACAGCTTGAAAAATGAAACCGTTATTGAAACCGCGAAGGCCGTCCCTGCTGTGGGCGGTGCCATTGCGTCAGCTGTCACGCTCAATGAAGCGCTGGCGCTGGTGACTATATGCTACATTCTTTTGCAAGCCGCGTATCTTATATGGAAGTGGCGCAGAGAAAGCCGCTCATGAAATTTTACGCCATAGAGCCAGCAGAGGTAAAAAAGCCAGCCCGTAAAGTCTGGTGCGTTTTCCTGCACTGCTCAGCGTCTGACAATCCCGCTCATGATTACCCCAAGGTAATGGAAGACTGGCACCTTGAGCGCGGCTTCAAAGAAATCGGCTACCATTTTTTTATTCAGAAAGACGGCACCATATGTGAGGGCCGCAGTATTGAGAAGGTGCCAGCGGCGCAGGCCGGGCACAACACCGGCAGCATTGCAATCTGCTGCCACGGGCTTGAGAAAGATCGATTCACCAAAGAGCAGCAGGCCAGCCTGTATGCGCTCTGCCGCCATTTAAACCTCCTGTACAAGGGCGGGCTTTCATTCCATGGTCACTGTGAGGTTTCAGCCAAGACCTGCCCGGTGTATGATTACAAGGCATGGCTGCGGCTTGACGCGGCGGGGAGGATGCAATGAGCAGAGTGATTGAATTTTTTGAAAGTGACGCAGGCCCGCTGAGCATGAGCCGCCTGCTTATGTTCCTCACCTTCTTTGTGGCCGCGTTTATCATGGTGCACCTGACGCAGGCCGGTGCCATGAATGAGGGCTATTTTGCCATGTTCCTGAGCTTTGGCGGCGGCGTGTATCTGGGCGGCAAGGGCATTGATATGAAGAGCACGCCCAAGGGGCCAGAGGTGAAAGCATGACATGGATGGCAATCAAGGCGGCGCTGCGTGGTCTGTCTGGGTTTATGTTGAAACACTGGCGGGTCGTGCTGATTTTGATCGTTGCCGCTGCCGTTTTTGGGTTGTGGCAACATTCACGCAACCAGGCGGCAGATATAAAAAAATTGAAGGGCAATATTACCCTGCTTGAAACGGTGGTGACTGAGTACGAAAATGCAGCACGTGAGCTGGAAGGGAAAGCAATCTATGAAAAAGACAACGCTAATATTGCAGCCGAATCGGCAGCAGCTGTGGCGGCAGGCAGGAAAAACGGGGACGGTCCTATGGCTCCTGTGCTGCGTGCTGAGTATGAGCGCGTGCAGCGCCTTGCCAAAGACCGGCGCGGCAATGCCCGATAGCCTTCTCACATGCGACTGGCCCCCTTCATATACCCCGGCAGACGCGGCAACCCAAGCAGACGCAGGCGGCGCACTGACCCGTACTTTTTTGGCGGGCGATTCCTGCGCAGACAATCTGGCCCGCGTGCGCAAATTGCTGAAAAAAAGAAAAAGGCCTATTGCCCTGAGCGTGCGTACTTTGTACCATGTGCGTGCGGTGTAGAGCAGCAGCAGCTCGGCAGCCTCATAATCTGCAGGACGCGGGTGCAAGTCCCGCCACCGCAACCAACCTTTAAACCCTCACAAGGAGTCCACCATGAAAGACTATTTTCTTGAAATCGTAAAAGACGGCGTGCGCATTGATGTTGCCCACACGAAAGCCAACACGCAGGAAGAGGCCAACACGGTTATTACCAAGGCGGCCATTGGCCGTGGTATGGAAAACTTCAGCGTAAGGGAAGTGACGCAGGAAGAATTTGACGCTTTCCGCGCAAAGCAAAAACCTGACGATGATAAGCAGGCAGAGGCTGACGCCAAGGCCGCTGAAGAGCAGGCCCAGCGTGATGCTGAGGCGCTGGCCGCCAAAGAAGCTGAGGGAAACGCGGACTCGGCGCAATCAGACGATGCCGGGAATACCGGCGAAGCTACCCAGCCCGCTGAAGGTGAAGGCACTGAAGAAAAGCCAGCTGCTGAGGGAACCGACACGGCTGCGGCTGCGTAGGCATACCACCCCCCAAATGAAAAGGCCCGCTGTGATGGCGGGCCTTTTCTTATTCGGTTACCCTTTAGGCCGCTAGGCGCTGCGGGGGGTGCCAGCTCTGGGCTTGGCTGTTATCGTTTGCTCTTGCCCTGAGTGTACCATATTCGTGGCGTCACGCAAATGGTGGAGTCGGCGGGCACTGCCCCCGCGTCCAGCTGACCAATGGCCCCTGTCAATCCTGTTTCAACCCCGTAACTGTGGCAATAATATCACAGTGTTGCAAAAATGTTTCACGTGAAACAATAGAAAGCGGGCGGCCCGTTTCCAGACCGCCCGCCCCACAAGGCACCACCACAAGGCGGTTGCCCGTATAGCTTACGGCTCAAGGCCGGTGAGCGCAATGACTTGCTGCTTGCCGACCTTTTTGATGTAACCCAGATCCAGCAAGTTTTTGATATGGCGGGCCGCTGTGTTGTGGCTGGCCCAGCCGCCCCGGTCTGCCAGCAGGCGCGTGGTCACCACCTGCTTTGCCGCCAGAATATCCTTGATGGTTTCATAGGCCTGGCTCTGCTCAGCCGTCATGGGCGGGCCTGATTGTGTCTTTTTTGCCACAGTCTTTGCCTTGCGCGGCGGTACCTTTTTCTGCGCCTTGGTCGCGCCGGTCTTCTTTGCCGGTGCTTTGGCCGTTTTTTGGGCCGCT